AATCCGTATTTCCCCCCGTAATTGCCCTTATGCCAGGGGTAATTTCACGGATATTGAACAGGGTCAGCCGTTTTTTCGGCTCCGAGCGCCGTTCCACGACGTTCCGGCAGCCCTCGCCCGGGCTGCTCACATACGCCAAGTCCGGCGCTGCCGTAGGCGAAACCACGGCAATCGGCATCAGCGCCGTGTGGCAGGGCCTGCGCTTCATCTCTTCTGCCGTGGCGTCTATGCCCCGCTTTGTCGCTGCCGAAGACCGGGCGGAAAACATCACCTACCGGAAAACGCACCCCATCCACCGCCTGGTTTCCGTCGAGCCTCATCCCGCCTATTCGTCATACGACTTTTTTTTCGCCCTGGTTTGGCAGACCAAGCTACGGGGGAACGGGCTGGCTGTGATCGTCCGAGACGAGCGCACCGCCCGCCCCCGCCGCCTGGACCTGGTGGAGTGGAAGGACGTGATCGACGTTGAGATGGAGCCGGAATCCGGCTTCGTGTACTACAAAATCCAGGGCTATTCCCGCCTGCTTCCCCAAAACGAAGTCATCCACCTGAAAAACGCCACGGCGAACGGCGTCGAAGGGCTGGACACGCTGAAGGTCCACATGGATAACTTCGGCCTGGAGATCGCCGAGCGCGACCTGGCGAGCTATACCTACCGCAACGGCGCCCACGTCAACGGCTTCCTTTCCACCGACAAGCTTATCGGCCCGGACATCCGGGAGAGCATGGAGAAAAGCTGGAACTCCCGTTTTTCCGGCCCGGACAACGCCGGGAAGACCCCCTTCCTGGAGGGCGGCGTAAAATACGAGCGCACCAGCCTGACGCCCGCCGAGGCGGGGCTGAACGAAGCCAGGCAGTTCAACGTGTACGAGTCCGCCCGCATCCTGGGCGTTTCGCCCCACGTGCTTTTTGCCCTGGACCGCGCCAATTTTTCCAACATAGAAACCTTGCACCAGGAGATCGGCAAATATACCCTGTCGCCCCTGGTCGAAGCCCTGGAGGCAGAACTGAACCGGAAGCTTTTCCGCGCCGACGAAGTGGGGCGGCTCAAGGTAGTGTTCAACATGGACTCTTTTACGCGGGGCGACACGGAGAGCCGCGCCAAGTATATCCAGACTATGGTCCAAAGCGGCGTTTTCAGCATCAACGAAGCCCGGCGGATGGAGGGCAAGAACAGCGTTGCCTACGGCGACGCCTTCCTGGTTCCCAAGAACATGACGCTCATCGGCCCGGACGGCCAAATCCTGATAAGCCAGGACGGCGCGCCGGGCGACAGCCAGGAGGATGACGAGACAACCATTAGCGAAGGGCCAAACCCAATGGAACAATGAACGACGAAAAAGAAAAGAGGGTAATGCAGGTATTTGGTCGATCAAGCGGGTGTTTTGGGACCAGACACTGGTAGCGCACCGCTTCAGCGACAACAAAGACTATATGTTGTCCTGGTCCATCAACGATGCGAAGGAAGTTTCGTTTTCGCCCGCCGAGCCGGAAGGATGGCAGGAAGTAGAGGAAAAATGGGAGGCCGTAGAGCGCAGCATGGCCCCAGAATTAAGGGCCGTATTGGGCCTGGAAGCGGAAGAAATCGCCAAAAAACAGCCGGAAACGCCGGAAAACGCCGGGAAAACCCAGGAAAAGCGCACTGCCCGGCCCGCCCCAGCGCCAAAGGCTGAAATATCCAGCGACGGCACCGAGCGGCGCACTTTCTTCGGCGAGGTCCGCGCCAAAAAGGAGGGCGAAGGGCGAAAGATAACGGGATATGCCGCCGTGTTCAACGAGCCGGCTTCGATATGGATGCGCGACGGCAAAGGCGGCTATGTGGAAGTAGAGGAAGAGATCGCCCCCGGCGCGTTCGACGGCGTGATGAAAAACGACGTGCGGGCGCTGTTCAATCACGACCCCAATTTCATCCTGGGGCGCACCGCCGCCGGCACCTTGCGCTTGTTTGCCGACGAGCGCGGCCTGGGCTATGAGGTTTTGGTTCCGGACACCGCCATCGGCCGGGACTTGCTGAAGAGCATCGAGCGCGGCGACATCTCGCAAAGCTCTTTTGGCTTCGAAGTCGCAGAGGACGAATGGGCAAGCGGACCATCAAGCGCCTGGCCAGCCTGTTCGACGTGTCGCCGGTCACCTACCCGGCATACGCCACCACAGAGGCTACCGCCCGCAGCCTGGCCGGGTCCACGGAAGAGGCTGCTAAGCGGTCCGACAGCACCTACCTGACGCCTGATTGGATTAGGTATCGGATGATTTCTAAAAAGAGGGTGTAAGCCCGTATTAATAACTTGAAATTAATAAGCTATGAAAACTGCAAAAGACTTGCGGGATAATTACGCCTCTATCCAGGAAAAAATGGAGGCAGTGACCGACGCCGCAAAGGAGGAAGGGCGCGACTTCAACGACGAAGAGCGCAGCCGGCTGGCGGCATGGGAGAGCGAACTGGAAGCCCTGGAAAAGGAGATCGCCTTCCAGGAGAAGATCGAAGCCCGCCTGGCCAGCAAAGTGGCTGCCAGCATGGAGCAGCGCCACAAGCAGGAAAGCCAGACGCCGGAACAAAAAGCCGTGCGCCGGTACTCGCTGTGCAAAGCTATCCTGGCGCGCGCCAACGGCAAGCCCCTGGAAGGCATCGAGGCAGAGATGCACCAGGAGGCAGAAAAGGAGGCTCGATACACGCACACCACCATCAATGGCGTGGGCATCCCGTCCATGTTGTTCCGCAACGGCGCCCGGCCGCAGGAATTTCGGGACTTGACCGCCGGGACGACCACCGCCGGCGGGTTCACCGTGCAGACCGACGTCGGAGAGTTGATTCCCTACCTGTGGCCCCGGCTGGCTACCGAAAGCCTGGGAGCGACCATGCTCACGGGCCTGACCAGCAACATCGACTTTCCGCGCAACGACGCAGTAGCGTCAGGTACATGGGAAGGCGAAACCGACGCCAACGCCGAAAGCTCGCCCACGTTCGACCGGGTGCAGTTGACCCCTAACCGGGTAGGCACCTATACCGACATTTCCAAGCAACTGATCGTACAGTCTTCAATTGACGCCGAGAACTTTGTCCGGCGTAACATTGAACGGGCCATCGCCATTGCTGTCGATACGGCAGCCATCAACGGCTCTGGCTCCGGCAACCAGCCTACCGGCATCCTGAACACCAGCGGCATCGGAGACGTAGCCGGCGGCACCGACGGCGCGGCTCCGGATTGGGTGCATATCGTCAACCTGGAAACCGACGTCGCCACTGCCAACGCAGACATGGGCCGCCTGGCTTATCTGACCACCCCCGGCATCAAGGGCAAGCTGAAAGTCACCGAGAAGGCAACCAACACGGCCGTTTTTACCTGGGACGACATGCTGTTTTCCGGCATCGGCAACGAGCGCCGCATTGCCGGCGAGGGCAGCATGAACGGATACCGGGCAGTAGTCTCTACCCTGGTGCCTTCCACCCTGACGAAAGGGAACGGCACCGGCCTCCATGCCATCATCTTCGGCAACTGGGAAGAACTGATCGTCGCGCAGTTCGGCGGGATGGACCTTATCATCGACCCCTACACGCAGGCAACCAGCTCCCTGCTGCGGATCGTGGTAAATTCCTGGTGGGCCAGCGCCGTGCGGCACCCGGGCAGCTTCTCCGCAATGAAAGACGCAGACGCCACTTCTGTAGTCCTGTAAGGGTTGTTGCCGCTTAATTTTTCAACAATGAAAAAAATCATCATGAAACTGCTCAATATTTTTTCCGGGGTACAATCCGCCCTGCTGCTTGCGCTTGTCGTTGGCGTGTTTTTCGCTTTCGGGCCTAAATCCGACAGCGCTGGCGAGGATGTGTTCGACGTGGAAACGTCCACCGCGTCGTCCTCATATTACGCGGTCACGGAGACGGACACCATTACCAACACCGAGATCGACACTTTCCTGCTCGACGGGCAGTTCCGCTCCAAGTGGGACTATAATTACAGCGTACACGGCGACCAGCTGTCCGGCACCATCGCCCTCAACGTGATCCTCCAGGAGACGAACGACCCGGACGGCACCCTGCACTGGTACGAAGTGCAGCGCGATACGGTCAATGCCGACGAAGAAGTGGTGTGGCTGTCCTCTGGAAGCGTGGACGGGGTACGGCAGCGCGTCATAGTAGATGGCGACGGCACCCAGTCGGCAAAGTACTACATCCGCGCCGTGTTCAAGAAAACGAATTGATTATGGTTAGAGTGCGGTTCACGAAAAGCCCTACTGGCCGGTTTGGCCTAGCGTACAGCGCCGGCCAGGAGGGGCTTGTAACGGCAGAGCTGGCAAAGGAACTGGTATCGGAAGGGTACGCGGAGGCTGTCCAGCCTCCTCCCGCTCCTTCCGAGGACGCGGAGGACAAGAAGGCTGAAGCCCGCGAAACCGCAGTCTCCCGGGCGCCACGGCGCAAAAGAAAGAGCTGATGTATAATTCCACCAATTTCGATTACTACCCGAACGGCTTGTCGGTGACGGTGGCCCCGGCTTCCGAGCCGGTCACCGCCGCCCAGGCGAAGCT